GTTCATGATTGCTGTTCCAAAAAGGTTGCATTCCGAATTTGATTGAGTGAACGTGCTTTCTATTGATATGAAAGATTTCGTCGTACAAATTGTGGAAAGTAGGTCTATCTGAATCGATTAGTCCTTCTCCTTGTTTGGCTCGAAGGTATCTACGCCAATAGGTACTTTGTGAGTACGGTAATTCGGCTGATACGTTGAGAGTCCATGGATAATACCTTAGATCTGGGAACGATATGGGCTTTAGTCTCCTTGACGGTCTGAAAAGTTTTTCGTAGACGAAATCTTTCATATCAATAGAAAGCACGTTCACTCAATCAAATTCGGAATGCAACCTTTTTGGAACAGCAATCATGAACCACAACCTTATAAATGGAACACTCTACATTCTAGAATCCATCTCACTAAGAAAGAGAAGCCAGACAAGATCAGACCCGTATTCGGAGTACCTAAACTACTACTAATGGTAGAGAATATGTTCATTTGGAACCTTCAAAAGGAATATCTAAATCAGAACGTCAACTCACCAATGCTTTGGGGATTCGAAACATTTCGTGGCGGATGGAACAAACTTTACAATAGACTAGCTAGCGTTAACTTTAATAGCGTTATGTCTACGGACTTAAGTGAATTTGATCACCGTGCACTTCATGAGGTCATTGATGACATTCATAAGATTTGGAGATCATGGTTTGACTTTGACCAAGGCTACGAGCCGTCAACTTCTGACACACATGATTATTCAGACACGCATTCAGAAGAATGGAAAATCCAAAACCTTTGGGATTGGATGACCAACGCTATCAAACAAACACCGGTTCTAGGACCTTCGGGAACTATCTATCAGTGGACCTTTAATGGTATAGCATCAGGATATCAACAGACTCAACTCCTGGATTCTGGCGTAAATTCAGTGTATCAACTGACATGCCTTAGCGCATTAGGAATCAATATTGAAAGCGATGACTTCACCTTCTTTGTACAAGGAGATGATAGCATGGCCGTCATGCCAGAGTTAGTACTTACGTACAATCAAGACTCTTTTCTAAAAGCACTATCACATGAAGCAAAATCGAGATTCAACGCAATTATCTCAGTCGACAAGACGAGCGCGGGACCGAAACTATCTAACGTAGAAGTTCTTAGTTACAAGAACCAAAACGGAATTAGTTATCGAGAGCCAGCGGAATTACTTGCAAAGCTACTCTATCCAGAGAGAGCTAGAAAACTCGGTGCAACAGCATCAGCTGCGCTAGGAATAGCGATGGCAGCGATGGGATCATCACGACAAGTCTACAATACTTGTAAAGATGTGTATGATTTTATCACTATAGACATGGGAATCCAACCAGAACTAGATGTTAATTCAAAGTATTATGTTGCGACTCATCAGTCAGCTAACATAGAAGCCGAAAACCTTCATTTCAAGGAAACTTTTCCTACATATGAAGAAACGTTCGCGCAAAACTTTGACTACTCGGAAAGATCCGAGAGAGAAAGACAACGCCTATGGCCTACAAAGCCAACAGGCAATGGTTTTAGATTCTTACTTCCATAGTGAAGAGAACCAGACCCTCATTTTTTTATACTATTTTTCTTTTTTC